CCGCGCATCGTGCCGCGCGGGACCGGGCGAGCGTGATTCCAGAGTGCAATTTGATTTGTCTGGCCACGTGACAGCATGCCGAATGCCTGCCACGCGCCGCCGTCCTGCTCCCGCCCTGGGGCAGCTTCGAGCGTTACAACCCACAGCGGAGTGGATAGCTCAACGGACTGAGCACCAAACCCGGAGCGGAAAGCTACGTCGTTGCGCTGCTGCCCCCATGAGCTACGGGCTACTTTGAGCGTAGCAGGAAAGGTAATGATGCTCATACCCTTCCTTGGCGCTCAAGTTTCTCGATAAGCTCAGCGTTGCTCTGCTTAGTTGCGCGTTGGATGTCTTGCATGATTGATGCGCGATCCGATCTGCTGTCTATGTTTATCACGCGGCTATCATTGATTACTACGCCGCCACCGCCGCCGGATACGCCGAGACGTCCTGCTGAGTCGCGCTTTAGCGGCATGATTGCCTCGGGACCGGCTTCGCCCATCAAGCCGTTTCGAAATGATCCGCCATCAGCAAAGCGGAATGGAGTCGGGCTATTTACGACCCCACCGAGCGCGAACTTGGCAACGTTGCCGTTAAAATACGCGCCTTTTGCGGCAAAACCGGTAAGCCCGCCGCCGGTAATTTTAGTTGCTCCAGCCGCGCCACCGCCGCCAGCCATGCCGCCTAATGAGCCGAGAATCGATCCGAACATGGAAAGCATGCCAGTTATGCCATTCTTGCCGAATATCGAACTGGAAAGATTCGCGGCCAACGCATCAGCCAGCATCCGGCTAAGCAGGGACTTCCAGGCTGAGCCTATATTCTCGAAATCGCCATTCAGCGCCTTGTAAATGTTATCGCCAAGGCCCCGCTGGATATTGGTTTGAAAGCCGATAGCCGCAGCGCTCATCTGCTCGAAACCATCCTCAGTCGCCCGCTTCATGTTCGCGGTGGATTGCGCGACGGCGAGGTCAAATGTCTTTTGGTCGATTGCGCCCTGTTTCAGCAAGGCGCTGTATCGCTCGACCTCGGCATTCATGCGCGCCATCGGGTCGACGGATAACTTGAGATTCTGCCCTTCCCTGTTCAGAGCCTCGAGCGATTGCTGGGTTTCTTTCGCTAACCTGTCCCGGTTCGCATAAAACTCTTCAGCCTGCCTAGACTCGAACGCTATTTGATCTTTTAGAGCGTCCTGTTCACGCTTGAACGCATCGATCCTTTCCGCGCTTGCCTTTACCCCTTCCAACCTTGCGCCGGATATTTTCAGCAGACCAGCCTCGTATACCTTCATTTGCGAGGCAGTCATGCCCAGCGTATCGGCTTCCTTTTGCAATCCTTCGATAAAGGTCTTTTGCTGGTTGGCGAGCGCCTTGGATGCTTGCGCTGCGGCTTTCGCGGCTTCGGCTGCCTTTGCTTCCGCGTCGGCTTTTGCCAGTAATGCCTTCATGCCGGCCGTGGAATCCGCCGGTTGTTCTGCCACCTTCCCGGCCTCTTGCCGCACGCCTTCAAGGCTTTTCTTGAGTTCCAGCGCCTGCTGGTTTAACTTGTTGATATAGCTGTCGCTCGCTCCTTTGGGCGGCTCCATGCCTAGCGCGTCGAATAGGCTCCGCATCTTGAGCGCGGAGTCCATCAACTTCTCTGTTTCCCGGAGGCGGTCGCTGATTACCGAATCTTGGCCGCCATCTCCAAGCGCATCGCGCCATCCCCTGAATGCTTTGCCGATCAACCCAACGGCGTCAGCGGCTTTCTTGCTTGCGCCGGTGAATTTGTCAACAAGACCAATCGTAAGCAGCAGTTCGTTCTTTGCTTCCTGAAATGCGGTACCGATTGTGTTCGGCAACGTTTCAGCTTCTTTGATCAGCTTCGGGAGTTGAGAGCCCAGTCCCTCGACTAGAATGTCCCGCGTCAACTTACCTTCTTTCGACATTGCTCGTAACTGGCCAATTGGCACGCCAATTGAGTCCGCCACGGCCCTCATGATTCTCGGCGCAGATTCGTTAAGCGCTTTGAACTCTTCACCCGCTAATATTCCCGAGCCGATAGCTTGCGAGAATTGCTGCATCGCGGAAGCGGATTCCTCTGCCGACGCACCCGATATTCTCAAGCCAAGAGCAAGCGCCTGCGTAGTATCCGCTATCTGTTTTTGAGTGCCGCCGACTTCAAGAAGCGCTTGAGCAATTCGGGTATACAGAACAGTGGTAGCCTCAAGCGGTCCTTTGGAACTTTCGGCTATCCTCCTGATATTCGCGTTTGCCTCGGCGAATTCGTTGGAGTCCCGAGTCGCCAGTTTGAGCCGCGCCTGCATATTCGTGAACGAATCGGCCATCTGCCCGAGTTCGCGGATACTGACGGCGGCCGCTAAGCCGCCGAATATGCCTTGCAGCCCGGAACCGAGACGCGCAAACGACTTGTCGATGTTGCTGGCCGTGCGCGATGCGTTGGTCTGAAATTTAGCTAAATCATTCGTCGCCTTATCAATCGCATTGGTAAACCGTACGACATTGGCATTGAAATCAATAGTTAAACCGCGTCCAGCCATCTTATAACCCTATTTTCCGCGCCAACAGATCAGCCGATGCCGATGCCGCTTTGATAATTAACGCTGCCGCTTCTTCGCGTTTTTCAATGAATGCCCGGTCAATAAATTTCTTGCCCGGGATCAATCGCTTCCCTGCTTTCCATCCATCCTCTTGAAACTTGGCGTAATACGGCCCGCTCTTCCCCTTCCGGACAGAGAGATAAACGCCTATCATGTCTCTCGAAGATTTGCCGCGATGGATTTTGGAACGGGTAACACGGATGCCGCGCTTGAGCTTTCCTGTTTTGACCGGCGCGTTTTCTTGAGCCACCTTCTTGACGAGATTTGCCCCTTGCCGGAGCGCGCCGAGGACAACCCTATCGCCCAATTGCTGGCTGTAGGAATATAGGCGCTTCTGTACCTCTTTTAACCCGGTTACGGTTATCGTTGTGCTGGCCAATCGAAATCCCTCATTGCGGCAAGTTGAACGATCAAAACTTCGAGGTCAGGCACACCGTAAATCTCAGCGAGTACTGGCAAGGCGTTCCAGTCGAGCGTTCTGCCCGATAGTTGCCATATCCTTATCGCTATCCGGCACTCTTCGGGCGGATCGGATGGAGGAAAAGGAAACTTGAATTCCTCCAGCCATTCCTCTACTTTTTTTTGGCGTCCTCTACCTTGGTAGCGTGGCTTTGGTATTCCTTGGTAATGGCCTTTGAAAGAGGCGCCCAGAAATCAGGGTTATCCTGAAGCCAGTCTGCGAATAGCGCCTTGCTGAACTCAGCCCGAGCTGTATCCCCGCCGGGGAAAAGGTCGGCATCCGTGAATCCATCCCAGCCGTCCACGAACTTTTCAAGCAAGTCCATCTGCTTGATTTCGCCCATGTCAAAAACTTCCCAATCCGTGGGGCGACGAATGACAAAGGTCTTGCCGTTATGCTCAACGCGGGTTTGTCGTGCGCGGATACGGCGCTCTACTCTGTCATCCATCAGGCGATCCCAAAGGTCGGGGCGCCGTTCATGGCAATTGCGGCCTGAGTCGTGGTGATGCCTTGGTTCTCGCCACCGGGCATACCAGAAAAGCCAACGCTGCCATAAAACAGCATGTAGCGACCATTCGGCCAACGCACACGGAAGCCACGTGCCGCGCTTGTCTCGAATGCGGTCTGCATGGCAGCTTGCGCTGCATCGCTCGGGTCCCATTGTATCGTCATGCCGTAGCTCATAGCAGTCACGCCGGATACGATCTGCTTGTCCCGGGTATCGGAAACCGTTGTGGTATCGAGAAACTTGATCTCGCCGCCGGAAGGCGAGAAGCCAGACACGCCGGGAATCGTCGTTCCGAGCGTGATCTTCTCAAGCGTGCCGGTATCCCAAACGCCAAAGGCCAATGTATCGATCCCGATCGATCCGGTAGCCTGATTCTTGAGTTGGAAAGTATCTGCCGTTTTGTTCAGCACCGAAAAAAGACGTTCGTTAACCTCGATCATTCCAGATGCTTTGACCAGGATGATGTCGCCATCAACGAGGCCATGTGTCACGCAGGTGAACACGCCCGGATTAGCGTTAGTCGCGGCAGTGATCGCCTTGGCCGTGGCAATAGCGGATTGCATCGCAAGCACTAGGCCAGAATTCTTATGAATTGCCATTTAAATCTCCTAATAAAATGCTTCGGGTAAACCTTCTTCTGTTGCGTAACTGATGCGCCATGACAGGATGACTTCGGCATGATCTATACCGTCATCCTCCGGAATCACTTCCATGCCTGTGCCTGCAAGTGTCAATGTCTCGATCATCGGCACAATGCCGCGCAGCGCCGACTGCGTGAGCTTCGATTCGATCTCGGCCGCTACCGCATCCATCTTGTCCTCGATGGTTTGGGTATCGCCAGTTCCGGGTAGCCGCAGCATTCCGGCAACCGTTATGGTCACTTCTCGGCTGTAGACGCAAGGATCGTTAACAGTGGATTGATCTGACTGTTCGGACTCGGCAAAAACCATCAAGTACGGCCATTTCTGCTGAGTTGATGCGATGCGCGATTTAGTAACCGAGCTCCACGCAACAGGACTCGCCGCGAGAAGCTTGGCTACGGCTTCGCGGATTTGTTGGCGGGCATGGGTCATACGAAATAGAGACGGTAAGGATCGAGCAAGTCACGCACTGCGTACGGTACGCGGGACATTGATATGCCGCTTTCTGCCGCGGCTTGAAAGTTCATCCAGTGCCCGACGAGCAGGATTATTGCCTCGCGGATTAATGGCTCCACAGACGTAGCAAGCGGGCCGTAGCCCGCTGTATATTGAATTCTTACCGCGTTGCGTTCATACCGCACAGAAGGCCATGTAACGTCGTACGCTTTGCGAACATGCGGAATGAATGGGTATGTATCAAGCACGTACTGGGCAGCGTCCAGCGTCTGCTCTACCCCATCCGTGTCGATGTATTTCACGCTGACGACGGTTAACGCGGAAGGGCATTCGTGTTCGTCAACAAAGCAATCCCAACGCTCTTCCCGGGTCTGCTCGATCAGCGCCCTGCCGGTATAATTCTCAGCCCACTTCCGCGCCTCAACGATCCGGCGAGTTATCAGCGCATCGCTGTCTGTATCGGTAGATTGGATGCCGATCTGCGCCTTAACTTCAGCGAGTGATACCGGCTCGAGCTTCGGCTCTACGATTACCTTCATGCCAGTTGCTCCCGCACAGTTGCGGTGATTAAGTCGATATTGGTCAACTTAAAACCGGTAGCGTCGGTAATCTCGACTTCAAACGCCATGCCGGGGGCGAACAGTTCAGATTCGCCGAATTTATAACTGCACTCGCCGGCAGTCTCATCAACGATCGTCATGTCCTTGTCCTGCACAGTCCCGGTCGCGTCCTGCCAATGCAGTTTTATAGTCGCGCCGGTTAGGTCTATCGCGGCGCCCGAGTCATCTTTACAAGTGACGAGCAGCGTTGATCCGGTATCGC